TATTATAACAAATTGAATTTTCGTGCATATTGCCAATATAAACTTTTGCCATATTAATACCTTTTTATGAATTACTATAATTTAAAACAGCCTGACTGTCAGAACTTGGAATCGTTCCAACGGTTGATATACCTTTATAATAATATACTTTTCCATTATAAATAACTTGAGGATATATTACAATAGGATAATTGTATACATTTGGTTTATATTTTGCAGTATTTGACCATGTTACAGGAACAGATGTTTGATATATAGGAGATACCATAATTATATACCTTGCGCTGTTGCAACGCCAATCGGTTGTACAACTATACAAGCACCCACAGTATAACTTTTTTTACTTTCATATGCGCTTAATGTGCGCACTGTTCCATGATCCATAAACAAACTACAGAATGCGTTTAATGCCACATCTTCACCACCTAATTCAGATAACACTAATTGCATATAGTTAGCACCAGCAGTACCTGTTCCTTGGTAATTAGGCACTTGTATGATTTCAAGACCTTTATATACTGATTTTAACCAACCTTCAACAGTAGTCATTGGAAACACTGCGCTGTAAGGTTGTAATAAATAATTATAACTTGCAGAAGGCACACCTAAGAACATTTTTGCATTAGATGGGTCAAAATTACCACCCGCTAGTGCAACAATTGAACTTACTAATAAATAAACATCATTTCCAATTTCTACACCAGATTTATAAGCCCATGATGTAGACGATGGATTAGATGCTGATGTAGGTAATACTATTTGCGGGTTTAATGATGGGTCATTTAATAATCCAAAACATTTAACACCTGCATAACCGCTAAAACCAATCTGATTAATGTCAAGATTAATTTTATCAGCCACTGTAGCATTTAAATTTGCTACAAAATCAATTTTAGCCATTCCCATGCGAGCAGTAGCTAAATCACCATATTGCACTAATTGTTGCAATGTAATTGTTTGTCTATCTACCCAGTTGTAATTATTACTAGTTGCGCCCACTGATGAATAATCATCATAAACCGCTGCAGAACCAGAATATGACATAGTTGATATCTTAATATTAGATGTACTAAATTGCCCTTGTTGAAAAGGTTTAGTCATTGTATAAAATGGTCTTGTCTGCAACAACTGTTTAATCATTTTAGTTGTCCATGCTGTAGTAAACCAACTAGGCACACCAGCACTTGGCAAATTAAATCCATATGTGTCGACATCTTTAGCGTATGATTTTATTGCTGCGCTATCTTGAAATATAACCATATCATTTGCGTCAATATCTGCAAAATCTATGCCGTATACTACGTTTGATTTGCCAGCCATTAAATCGGATTGATCATTATTTTTACCAATACATTGCGCAACCAAACTATCATGTGCTACATTTTTATCACTTATACTATCAAATGCAACATCCATTAATAATTCTGTACGTTGTTTTATAGATTGTGATAATTCTGAAAATTCTTTTTTCATTTATAAATTCCTTTAAATTAAACGCCAGCTTTTTGACCGCTAGAGATAATAACACGATTCGCGGGATTTGCAGGTGTAGTTGTACTCAATGGTGCAGGATTTTCTACAAACCAACCAACAATCAAAGTATAACCTGATGCAGGAGTTGCACTAGTTTGTGATACTAATGCTCCAGTTGTATTATTTTGAAATATATAATCACCATAAAGAATGACACCTCCAACATTTAAAGATGGAGCATCTGCAAAAAATACACCAGAACCATAATATGCACAATTTTGTCCAACTGGTATCTCTAAACTATATCCCAATGGAATGCTTGCATCTGACCATATGTTATTTTGTGATCTAAAAGCAAAACCCGCTAATGACACAACTCCAGTATCTGTCGGCAATTGAACGATTTGTTGATTGTTATTACCATTTAACATCCAGCAAAATGTACCTATTTTAATATAAGGTAATGCACCAGTAGATGATACAATACCAGCACGTCCGCTACTATAGTCAGGTCTACCAGCAAAATCACCAACATTGCCAGAAGTTGGAAAACTTACCGATGGTTGAAATCCAGCATATACAGCCATTTAATCGCTCCTTAAAATTTACCGTACAAATTTACATTTTTATGTATAACTTGTTTTTGTATTGTTTTGATTGGCTTGCTGTCATTTGCTTGATTAGCCAAAAGTTCAGCAAGTGCTAATTTTGTTTCGTAAGATTTTGATGCCACATCTACACCTTTATTCTTTAAAACTTTATCGAGCAATTGTTCAGCATCGAGTGCGATACTATCTTGTGCAATGTGACCAATGATGCGCTTTGAAAGTTCTTGAACCTTTTCTTTTTCAGCCAAAAGAGCATTAACTAATTTTGCACTGTCCTCTGCTTTTTTTAGTTCTTTTTCTTCCTCTTTTTTCTTGAGTTCTTTACTTTCAGCATCTTTTGCTTCTTTGTCCTCTTTTTCTTTGCTTTTCTTTTCTTCTTCATCGCTTTTCTCAGAGTCTTCCACCTTTTCCGCTGCTTCAATCTTACGCGCTAATTCAATAATAGCCTTAGCCTGTTCAATCTCACCACCTTCAAATTCTTCACTATCTTTTGCTGATAGTTCTTTCATTTCTTTGATGATGCCGTTATTGTCCATCCCTTTTTTATCTCCAATCCGTTGTAAGAGATACTGGAATACGTTTAATTTTTTCATTTTTGTTCCTACAAAATTACTATCTGCTATTTGCGCAGTTTCTACTCTTCCCTCTTTTACTAAAGCAACATGATTTGCTTTAATATTAGTCATCACAAAATCATATTTTTCTCCTTTGTGAGTTCCTGTTTCTTGTTTAAGTTCATAAGTATAACCGACACTTAAATCTTTTTTTCCACCGTGCATATTTTTATCTGCGCGTTCAATATAATCGATGCCTTTTTTATCCCATATGCACAAATCAATTAATAATTCATCACCCTCAAACCTAGCATTTTGTCCAGTTGTGCCTAGCCATTTATTCTTATGATTAGCATCTGACAATACAAAATTATGCTCATCAAGTATCGGCTTCATGTCGAATGTTGGTAACGCTTTTTCTATTTCCTCACGTTTTCTCAACAATCTATAAGGCTTATCTGCATCAAGTCCTAACGCTTTATAGTTGGCTATTTCACGACCCATGTACAAATTAATACATGCTTCAGTGATTGTGCAGTCTTTTATTGTAAGGTAATTTTCCTGCGTATATTCACGATTTGAATCATTGATAATATTATTCATAATGCCAATTTTAACATATAAAAATATTATATATAAAAAAATATAATCTTATTGCGTCAGATTGTGTTATAATGTGCTCTATTGTGATATGTTATGGAGTAATGAATGGAGTTATTAACTGTGAAAGATGTGTGCAGAATATTGCATATCACATCTAATACACTTATTGCGTGGCGCAAAAATTCATTATTTCCGCAACCATTGCAATTAGTAAGAGGTCGTAAACTTTTGTGGTTACGTTCTGATATAGAAAACTTTATAAAAGGTGTTAAAAAATGAATGAGCAATCAATAGATGATTTGTTATATAAACAAATTACAGTGAATGAGTTGTTTCGTATTGCAGATATATATAAACAATTAAAAACGTTTTGTAAAATTAAAGGCAGTATTTGCAGTAATTTTAAAATATTTTATAAACATATGAATAAATTAATGCAATTGTACGATATTGAATTTCAAAAGTTTAACGCCAGTAACCATGAGCGTCAAGCAATTAATACGCAGTCTTTTATAGAAAAGATAAAATCATATATTGCTGATCAATTTGCTGATGATGAGACAGAGGCTGGAGTATTGGCTCGTTCAATATTGCAGTCATTAATTGATAATAATGGAGTGATGGAGGAAGACAGAGAGATGATTGTTCAATTTGTCAACACTCAAAGGGAATTATTGGAGTTTGCAGAATATAATGCTCAGCAATTTCAACAACAGCAAATAACATTTTTACAATCTCAAATTCAAATTGAAAGATTAGAAGATTTTGATCGTGATTTGTTTGATATATTGAACGATTATATTGATTTTGATGGTGCAAATATTGCTGTGTTAGATAGTATTATTGAACTTGAGAAGTTGATTAAGTAAATTCAATATATGGCTTGCTAATACAGTGACAGTATGGCTCTTGCGCAGGATAGATAAATTTTCCGTCTATCTTGCATCCTTCATTTGTATTGTAAATTCTATCGTTAGCATCGACATGACTCTGTCGATAAGTTTTTCCTACTCTTGTGTGCTTCCACACCTGTTTAGTTATTCCCAATTCTTGCTGTCTAGCATGCGATATAACGCTTGTTGCTTTGTTTATTTGGTCACGTGATACATTGTTGACGCGTTTTATTGTATTGCTGTTGATATCTTTGAGCTGTTTATTAAGCGCAGTTATTCTATCTTTGAGATGTTCAATATCTCGACCGCGTAATACAGCCTCAGTTACTGCTTCAGTGAGTACATATTCTACCTTTTTTCGATATTCATCTGGTATAGTTGTTATTAATGATACATTCTGAGTTATCTCATTACGTTTCAATAATGCTATCGCTTGTGACCGTTGATTAAAATCTATATTTACTAATCCAAGGTCTGAGACGGGTTTTATGCTGCGTTTTAATTGCATTTGTACATTAACATCTACTTCGTTTATCGCATTTGTGATATATTTTTTATTCAATTTTAGATATAGATTTTTCCACATCTTAAATCTCATAGATATAGCATGTAAAATATTCACTGGTCTTGCATCTTGTAGTATTCTCGTGTCTTGTTCATATAATGATACAATAAACTGCGTAACATCATCAATCATGCGTTCAGTGATACGCTTTAATTGCATGCGATACTGATTACTAATAGCCCAAGACGGTTCAATAGCATTTAATGCAATGCCTTTTTTAGATATATTCTTCTTCACTTTCATTTTCGAAGTCTTCCTCCATGATCTCTAATCCGTCCCATCCACTGTTTTCATCGCTCATTAGTTTTTCTGCGCTTTGTTTTGGAGTAACAACACCAGAAGTGATAAGTGACGATATTTCATTAGCTGTGTTTAATCTGATAGTGCTTTCTTCTAATTCGTTCGCTTCTTCTAAGTTAGCCCATCTAAATGTGATATCTTTATCAATTTCACCCCAGATATTCAGCATAGCAAGTTTCATAATTTTAATCAAATGAGGTGTTAGTTTTGCCTGTCTTGTCTTGATTGTGTCATAAAAGTTTTTCATCTCATGCTCACCTGTTGAGTTGAAACCTTGCGGTGCAGTGCCTAACAGTTTGCTAGCAGGCACTCCAGCTATACAACAGATTAACTCTAAATTCTGTGAGAATATTTTATCAAGATTTGCGAGTGATAATTGTAATTGCATCATGTCTTCACTTTCCATATCTAATGCCATGACACCCATGTTATTGCGCAGTAAATTAAACATTTGCAAACGATTGGATAAACTGTTACCATCATCCATTCCGCTATTTACAATTGCTTCAAGATTGGTTTTCAATACGTTGATATTATAACGTCCGACGATTGTCACTATTTCTGTGCGTACTGTTTCAAATCCCATAACGTAAGGTGCGCAGAATTGTGTCAGTGGGTAACCATTGAATCTGTATGTCGGCTTCCACACATCAGGCACTTCGTTTAAAGCTACATGTAACACACGACTTGCGTGCATTGTTTGCCCCTGTATTGTGTAAAATTCAGGACGATAGAAGTATTTACTTGTAGGATCTGACGCTTCAAATTTAGGCACTACATAATAAAGCGGTTCAATAATTTTAAGATATTCCAAATCACCTTTTGCAATCTTTAAATCATCAATAATCAATTCAGTCATACGCTCTTCATCTGTATCATCATATTTTAACTTGATGAATATCAGACAACCACCGAAGCCGTCGTCATTATATGATGCACGATTAAATATATATTTGACATCTAATCGTTCAAATTCTTTCTCAAGTTCGATTATCTTATCTGCCTTGTCTTCACCTGTTGAGATAAATTCAATCCATTTTCCCGTCGTTTCATCTGCGCGTGTTGTGCATATGCGGTTAAGTATTGGGTTCTGCAATAAAAGAGCTTGTTCAGCATAACCTGTGTTGATATTATTGATAAGTAGATTATTCATCTTATTAAAGAATTGATTATTAACTTGTGGCACTATATTTACTGCGTCCATGCCATTCTGACTATATATTGATTTTAATGATTGATATTGTCCGCTATCAACCAACACTTGCTGATCTCTAAAAAAATCACTCATTTTAACAGTTTGTTTTTGTGGTATCTGATGCATTAATGTATCAAGATTAATATTAAAATGTTTTTTTTCTTTTTTATGTTTTGACATAAATTATCTCCAACTTGAAATATTTTGAATTAATTTATCACTTACGTTTATTTTTCGTCGTGATTGCGATATTTGTTTGTGTAATCCATAGCGTACACTGTCGATTATATGATTGTTAGCATCAATGATATCTGTTGTTATTTGACTTGTATTTTTATCAATCTTATATCTGTAATTATAAAATTCATATATAGTATGTTTACAGTTTGGATTAATGATTATCTGTTTACCTTTGAGATATTCAATACCTGCCTCGATACTGCCCTTATTTTTAAGCGCAGGTTCAGCATTAAGCCCAAAATAATTCAACTGCGCGATACTGTCAGGTCTAGCGCTATCACATGAGAATTTCTTTTTTAAACTTTCAGGCATATGCTTTTCAATCGTTGCAATGTAGTCAGTTATAAGCAATTTATGCTCATATATTTCACGATTAATATATATTATATCATTATCGAGTATGAACAGTTCAATAATTGCAGTCGGGTCAGAACTAAATCCAAAATCAATCCCATACAGTGGGTATACTTTTTGACCTTTATATATAAAATCTACAGTGTTATATTCTATGCAT